TGCGTTTACGGGCTCCAGCGAGATCGCTGTCAGGACCGCACAGTTATTCTGCAGTGCTCAGATTCAGGTGACGTGGGTAACCGGCCGCATCGCACCCAAAACTTTAAAAAGTTTCGGCGCAAGGCAGTCTGCGTACCAATCAATGTCAGAAAATTTCACCTCCTCTACATAGTGGTCGTAGTAGTGTCTGGACGAAGGTGGAAAAATCGACAAATCGATTTCCAAAGGGCTCAGGTCATTTTTGTTGTCTAAGTAGGCCTCGATTTCCAGTTGCTGCTGTACAGAAACATTGAAGTTCCTGGCCACCAACTCTCGGTCCTCAAGACGCACCTCGCAGATCCAACTCTTCCAGGGGCCTGACCGCCCAGAAAAGTCGCGCTGAAATCTCCACCAATCCGCGTGATCAAATCGCGGTGTGTGTGATGCTGTCATCCGAATGCCGTAGAGAGCCAGGTTTTGCAGGATCGGTGCGCCCGGGTATTGGCATAAGAGTGATAGCGCCTTAGCGCGGAGGTACGATTTCTTGACGCGCATGGATGCACGCACAAGTTTACGGTCAAGCCACCCAAAAGTCTGCAGAATTTTGACAGGATCAGCAACAACTCTAAGCGAGCCTGGAGAGAACACCAGTCCGCAAAAAGAAGCCTCAGCAATTGAGTTTACTGTCCCCATCTTCAGTGATACATCTAGCCTTTCAAGAATCGTCTTATCAATTTCGCCATGGTAGCGAAAGATTCCATCATCTCCCTCGACTTTTATCGCAACGTCGGTACAGCCAGATCTCTCCAGAATAAAGAGTGTGAGCATTAGATTGGCAAATCCATTTTCCAGAGACGTGTTCATCTCCCCAGACATTCGTGTAGCTTCGATTTCAACGTCGAACCATTTGAATTTGATATGATTTGTGCCAAGAAGGGTCGATGCCCAAACTTTAATGAAATTCCCTCCCCCAATGCAATCAGAGAAGAAATGTCGGTAGAGCGTGCCACCGGTGGCGTCCATCAGCCAGGCGTTGAAATGTGCTTCGAAAAATGAATAATCTGTAACCCCGTATTTTGCGAACGGTTTGTAAAGCGCCTCATATACAAAGGTCGCGCGTTGCGAAACGGGTACAAATTTAACAAATTCGGGCCTCGTGAAAAGAACTTTCTCCAGGGCATGGAAATAGGGACCGAAGAATATCTTAGCATAGTCAGAACGAGAATTAATTCCACGAGCGTGCTTATAATCAGGATAAGACTCATCCTTAATGAATGCCTTTACCTGCTTAAACTTCTTCCGTGAAACATTCTCGCCGACCAGTTTCAATAATTCGTCCTTCCTCCATCGCGGATATTTTGCTTCCTCGAGCCAATGTTCAACACTAAGATCGTAATCCAAAGAAAGGGGCTGAATATTATCTTCAACCCACCTCTTCACAAAACTCTCAAAATCCTTTTTGATGGCTTCATCTTTTGGTCTCCCCACATCGGCCATGAATCGCCTCTCCACTCCAAGCATAGCCGTGAGCGGGTCAGTGAGACATGGTTTCGGTTGCGCGGCGCCTAGAACATGGCACCCGGAACTTACACCGACGGGGGGCCGGTGGTTCAATCGGACAGGATTATCTACAGAGAACCGTGGCTTGATTACCACAGTTGGGTTCAGCGGGCCAATGTTAGCCAGCGGGACCTCCCCTACTCTGTATCCTCGTGAAATTAATTCTTTTCCCCACCGAGGCGTGGGGCGAATGTGAAATCCAGTTCTGATCTCTGCAATAGGTCACGTTCTATGAGCACTTGACAGACGGTTGTTGCTGACAAGATCGGATTCTGTAGAGCCAGGGCATCCGCATCATGGTTGACGTACTGCATTCCCGAGGTTTTATGGACTCTGGCCATGTTATCACTCGCTGACAGACTATAATTTAGGACTGAATTGCTCCTCATCTCTGTTAACGCTGCAAAGGAGAATTGAAATTCGACAACATGCGGGTGGTGCACCTCCAGGCCGGTCAGGAATGATAATAACCAATTCCTGTCGCCCTTTTGGATGACACGACACGTTGCCAAACAGGATCATCATGAAAGAGTTTTTCGAGCGCCTGTGCTTTTGGCCGGCGATCCTTGTGCATGGGACGTTTAGCCATCGGCTTAATTTCCTCAATGTACCAGGTATCACAGGTGTAGAACAAGAGCCCCCGAACAAGAACTTTCTTAATGATGAGAGAGCCGATCGCATAAGGACTGACGAAAAACCACAGGAACCAAATCCCATAATTTGCAATAATCGTCATCAGATCGGAAGCACCTTCGTGGTGCCGGAGCGTGAACATTTGATGGCCCGTGAAATTGAATAACATTCTACAATCTCCCACCTCCAACCGATGGTGGGCGCCGAGGTTCACATTAAGATAATCCCACGCGTTGGGGTTCTCTGATCTAACCGCATAGTGAAGG